GTCTTAGTGATATTAGCCATGTTTTTTATCCTTATATTTCTTTAGCTTCTTATTCAATATATCCTGTGGAACATTCTCGGAATTGACAACTATCTTGAGTTTGCCATATCTTGCCATATATTTGTCCTTCTTCTCCTGATCCCAATGCTTAAAGCCTTTGACTTCCTCTGCCCATCCTTTGACAACACATTTCATAATGTCGTCTTCCAATAGTTCGCTAAGTCCATTCTTACAGGTATTGCATATTGCTACCCTCATCCTACTACCGTCATCAAGCAGGTACTCAGTCTCAGCGTACTCAGGGGTAAACCTCTTTAGTGCTTTACCGTCTATTGACTGCTCTATGACCATATTCTTGTGGCACAGCACACAATGTCCATAACAATCAAATGCGGGTATTCCCATATCTTCTCCTACGGTATAATGAATATTGTGTATGCTGTAGATGTAGCACTGGAGATAAGAGAGATACTTCCTACTCCCCATGTGCTTGCTCCTGCATACAATGTTGAATCCTTATCCTGTTTGAATATAATGTAGCCTATTGGTGTTGAAACAAGGTTGTGTGTGATTGTATTCTCAGTTCCTGCATCCGCACTGGAGGTAAAGACCCTAAACTCTCCAGCAATGTTCTCACCAGTTGCGGTATCAATACCACTACCAAAGGCAATTCTGCCCTGTAGAGCAAGAGCTATGTTAGTCAGATCAACATTAACTGCTCTAACATATCCATCGAGTCTACTCTGGTCAATTCCGATATAGTTTGAAGTCTTGACAATTTTCATACCTCTGTCTCCAAGTGTGGTAATGCTCCCATGCCATCTATACGAAAAGATTCACTTAAGGTTGAATTGGCATATTTAAACCTTGTTACTCGTCCACGACCTGTCAAGTCACGTCTCTTTACATCTCCACCACTACTGCCATAGGTATCTACTCCAAATTTAGCGCTACCATAGGTTGCTGTGCCAGCTGCCAGAGAGAAGGTTTGGGAGTATTGGTCTTTGCTTTCAAAGTCATAGGAGTAGGCAAAGGTTAAGACTGCGTTAGAGTTCTGATAGTATATGTAGACGTGCGGTATGCCTTTCTGGTCACAGAGGTCATCATAAGACTTCCAGTTAGTATAGTAATAGGCATCTATAGCAGTGGAAGTATTCAGAGGTGCGTCATTGGTTCCTGAGTCAAAGCGATAGACAAAACCATCGTAGTCACCAAAGTAAGGACGTTCATCCACCCCACCTACAAAGAATGTTGCTAAGGCGCTTGCTGCTATGCCTACATAGACACTAAAGGCGTTGTTAAAGTAGTCCCATACTATCAGCCTATCATTGTTGGTTTGACCTGAGCTAGTCAAGGATAAGATGTAGCGAGACTTCTTCTTATAGACTAGAGACCGAGCGTTGGTAAACTTAGTCTCATTAAAGTCATCTAATGTGTTGGTAATCTTATCAGTCAAACGATAACTGTTCATGCCATCATAGAAGTATATGCCATCATAAGAAAAGAACACATGACCATTCTCGGCTTTCTGTATGCTCTGTGGTGCAACACAGCCTACCGCAGAGTTAGACCTGCCTCCACCGGGAAGGATAAAGGGGATGTCTGCGTCTCCTGTGAAGTAAAGATTGTAGATAGATTTAGTCTTATAGATAACAAGCCTATCTGATAGTACCTGCATACCAGTAATTTCCTCACCATCATCCTTGCTTACTTCTATCCAGTCTGCTGAGTCCCAAGTTGCCGGATCCCGTATAGCTGACCAGTATATGCGGGTAGGATAGTTGACACTACTAACCACCACATTGCCATAGAAGACATAGTTGTTGAACTGAGACACATACTTAGCCTTAGTAAGTCCAGTAGGTATGCCAGCAGCAGAAGCCGTATCCCCTGTAACCCACTTAAAGGGAACATCCACACCGTTGGTCATAATAAGGCTGGTATTGTACATCTCAAAGTCTATAGGATTCCCACTGGTAATTGTTACCCCACCAGATATGTCATCCCATTGTCCATCAAGTGAGTCCATCTTGTAGAGTTTAGCACCAAAGATTGAAACCGCTGCTCTGGTGATTGAACCTGCTGTAGTAAACTCTGCCCAGAATAGACCATCACAGGTATCGGCTGAGATAGTACCAGTGTTCAATGATGCATAGCCACTACGCTTCAGAACACTACCAAACTTATCAAAGTCAATGTTCTGTAAGTCTGGACTTTCATTATCCTGCAAAGATAACGGACCACCTGTAGAGTTCAAGCCACCGTTCATTACGGTGTGGCTGATGGGAACTGAAGGTGATATGTTTCCTCTATACGGCATTAGCGTCTTCCTCTAAAACTGGGTCCAAAGTTACTGCCCATCTGTCGGTAAAGTAAATTAGATGTTACTCTTAAATCTCCCCTATTACTACGCGGTCTGCGTAATTCTGGATACCAGTCTATCTTGTCTGTGTTAGTCCGGCGCAGGGTCTTAAGCTCATCCTTAAACATAGCGAAGAAAACACTTGCTTCTTTCTGGTCTGTTTCGCCTTTAAGTTTTGCTACAGCTAAGGTAATGATAGCCTCATCAAAGTCCTGTCCCAGTTCATGTACATCACCGTCATTGACCAAGCGGTATGGGTCCTTGTAATACTGTACATTTACGGGGAAGACTCTTGTTGGTAAAGGAAATAATTGGATCTTCCTGTAGGTGATACCTGCAGTCGTATCTCCGATTGGAAGAGTCGCCACAGTGGTAGCAGTACCAGCATCAGCATAGACCCCAACACGACCAGCAGTAGAAGCATTCTTGACAACCCTCTCCACTTCACTGAACGAGACACCACCTGTAGTAGCAGTAGTGCCATCGGAAGAATTAGTAGTAATAATTTCATAGGCTGGATACCCTCCTGAAGTACCAAAGATGGTAACTCCTATACTTGTGTCACCTGATTTTGTAGAGAACACAGTCAGTGTACCTGCCTGCTTAGGCTGTTGTTCTGCCATATCCTCTCCCCACATCATATAGTGAGTAGGTATATTCTTCTCCCAGTGGTGAAGTCCTAACCAGACCATATCCTGATCAGTCATAAAGTTCATCAGGTATGGATACCCATAATCCTCATGCCACAAGAATGCGCGGTGTCCTGCCTGAATAGGTAGGTTATACTCTCGCTGTGGGAATATTTCATAACTCATTGTAGTCATAGTAGCAGCGGTATAGACTTGGTTTAGCGTAACGGTAGTCTCACCTGTAATGGATGCTACCTTGTAGTACTTGGCGCTGCCACCGAACTTAATGTAACGGTCAATATGGACATCATCTGTCAATAGAGTAGCGGTGTTAAGTGTAGCATTGACAGTTCCACTGGTAGCACTGGCTGCTCCTGTTCCTGTGGTGTAGGAGGTAACTGTATCAAAGGTATTCCTTCTCCTCATTACCCGCCAAGGAGCATCACGACTAACACGGAAGAGGGTAAGGTTAATAGCGTTCTTTATGGCAACATCAAACTCTGTACTACTCTTATCCCTTATTGACCTACGCTTAACTTCATCCTGTAAATCTTTGTATGTAAAAGCCATATTTAGCTCCTCTTAGAGACAGTTTACTCCTGATGTTCTTATCTGATTCTTCATATTTTCTATGTTCTGTTTCCATACCTCATAGTTGTTCTTAGGGTCTAAGTTCTCTTCTGCCCGATAGATGAAAGGAAGTGCCTCATTAAATCTTCTCATACCAAGCAGGACATTAGCTGTATTGTAGTTGAGTCTAAAGTCATGCTGACGGAATTGTAGTCCTTTAAGGAACACATCCATTGCTGTACCTGCCTTGCCCCGCTGAACAAGTTCCAGACCATACTGGTTATAGGCTATGGCTACATTATTGTATTGCTCCATGTTGCCCTTGAAGTACTTCATATTGGTCTCGTAATTGGGGAGGATCTCATGGAGCTTAGTAGCGTAGTATACAACCAATCCTACAGCCAGATACTCTCCCATAGGAACAGACAGTAGAGTCTGCGCTATGAAGTACATCATACCGACATTGGCTAGGTAGAGATAGCGTTCAGTTATAGGGTGACTTAGGACTATGAAGTTACACCACTGCATCATAAGTAGGCAGAACCATACCAGACCTGTCACCTTCCAACCTAGCACCAGTCCTGTCACAGCAAACGCCAAAACAAGTAAGGCTATGAAGAAGTATCTGTCTGGTCTATACCACTGTATAGTCTCCTTCTTAGAGAGACCAAACACATGTAGATAGCTGTGGCACATCGTTACCTTACGTGGGAATAAGGAAAGGCAAAGGTAATAGCCCATAGTGCGTAAGGAGATGATAAGTTTCCTTGGACTTGCCTCTCGCATTAGCGGTGGTATGGTAGTATAGCGACGCTTAGGTTCCTTAATGATACGTTTCTTATGTAACAATAGTCCTAGGATAGCGAATGAATAATACCAAGGTCCCATCAGCGGTAGGAGGAGAGGAAGTAAAACCGCATTCAGGGACCAGTAAACCGCTATAGGGTAGAAGAGGAAGATAAGCGGTTTAAAGACTAAGCCGAGTAAGATACAGGTTGTTGCTATGCTGTAGACCTTCCCAGACAACCATACTGATGCTTGGGTGTTGGAGGGATGTAGGGAGAACAGTACAGCTGCTAGGAAGGCTACATCGGTTTGACCAAATACAAAGTATATGAGGACAGAGTTTAAGACGTGGAACGATAAAGTAATCCCGTGTTCACGGGTAGGGTTAAAGTATGCATGACCACGTATCTGCCCCCATAAGTCCTTCCACCATATTCCAGTCTTAGGATGAGTGGATACCTCCAAATCATCTATTAGGTAGCCATAAGATAGAGTCTTACGGTACATAAAGACTGTGGTGAAGATAATAAATAGTACTCTTATTAGCGTGTAGTAAGTCATTAGTTGTACTTGAAAAACCTTTTCTTATAGTGCTTAAGATACTTTGTCTTCTTTTCAGAGACAAGAGAAGTACTCTCGTTGGTTTGGATATACTTCTCTCCGGCTTCGATTGCTGCACGCATCCTTCGAGCCTCGGAAGTTGCTTGCCAACGTCCTACAATCTTAGCAACCTCAGCAGCAAATACTGCTATAGGAGTAATTGCGCCAGCCATTAGGCTGCTGGTGGTTTAGTTGGACCATATTTGTCCAGAGCTATGTATTTACCGATGAACTTGATTATTGTCTTTAAGTAGTTATCATCCTTAAGTGTAGGTGTTAACTTAACAATGATACTTGCTGCACCAATGATTGCTGCTATCGCTGTTGCCAGTTCCTGCCAGTTCGTTGAAAACCATGCTATCAGTTTGGTAATTAGTTCCATTGTTACCTCCTTTTATCTATCTTAGTCTCTATGGCGGTTAGTCTATTTTCTATTGCTTTCTCAAAGTCTGCATGATGTTTTAAATGATTCATGAAATATACTTGCACCTCCTTTGCAAGAATTGTTTGTTCACTCTTAACATCCCTAATATCATTTCTCATCGTAGTTAGGATAAAGATTACGATTGCAATAAGAGCAGGAGTGATATATCTGAATACTGGTCCATAACCATTAACTCTATCAACAATTCTCACTTAAGCGCCTCTTTCAAGTTCTTCCATTGAACATCATCAAGTTTAAGTATAGACTTAGCAATATCTTCTTTCGGTTTAATGACATTGTTGTAGTATTCTTGGTCCGTTTGAGCTTTTATTTGAGCATTTTCTTCTTTAAAGTTGTACTTGATAGGATTGCCATTATTCCACTTAGCCCACTCAAAATTTTCATTTATTTCAACCATCTTAGGTAAAAAAGGAAATCTGTACTGTTCTTTAATCTGCTGTGGAGTTTTCTTACCACTAACATCCTGTATTATTCCACCTGTACCATCAAAAAATACTCTGTTCATAATCTTCTCCTATCTCCATAGAACAGTCTGGTTAATCTGTGTTCCAGATGGAGTTCCTTCTGTTGAAACAGCTGCTATGAAACCATCGGAAGTAAAAGATTGAATATCAGCAACGGTTTGGTTACCATCTTGAGCGTTACATACGATAAAGTTACTAGTTATTCCCCACAAATTACTTGCAGCATTGTCACCTTTAATAGACTTATGAGTAGAACCATCCGACATACCATATCCGACTTCAATAGTCCCGTCTTGGTTAGCATAACACATTGCTCCTATAGGCGTAAACCCTACACCAGTTACGGATTGTGTGGCAGTAATCGCAGCTTGATTTATAGTCCAACTTACGACCTTAAAACGAGTATCACTATAAGACACATCTCCTGCTGTAGCTGTATTCGCAAAAGAATAAGTGTTACCACCTGACACATGAAGAAATTGTCCAACCACACCTGTCGTACCTATGGCTTGAACAGAACCACCTGTACCCATTAGGATACCTTGAAATGTTCCTGCAGTAATAGCTGTAGCTAAAACTGTACCGCCTGTTATGACATCTGCAAGTACTGTGCCACCTGAGAAGATTGTAGCTCCAATATCTCTAGTTGCTAAGAATACATCTGCTGTAGCACCACTGTAGGGAACCAGACCTGCTGTGGTTGTTACAGCTGGTGCCTGTGTATTTGCCCAAGCATAAGTGTTATTACCTACAGAATAAAGAAACTGACCTGCCCCTCCAGTACTGCCAATGGAGAAGAATGAACCTCCTGTACCAGCCACAATACCCTGAATTGTACCATCAGTTATGCCTGTAGCCAGAAATACACCACCAGATAATGTTCCAGCATTGACTGTATTACCAGAGAAGATTGTTGCCTGAATGTCTTGTGCACCTAAGAAGGTATCACTTACAGCTCCAAGGTAGGGTATAACGACATCTGTGCCTAATCCTGCTTGTGCTGCAGTGTCTACCCAAGCATAGGTATTACCGCCTACATGATAAAGGAATTGTCCTACACCACCTGTTGCCACCGCAGATAGGGAACCACCTGTTCCAAAGGTTACACCCTGTAAGACTCCGCTAGTGACCCCGTCTACAACTACAACGCCTCCCGAAAGAGTAGTGGCGTGCAGAGTAGTACCAGAGAGGGTGGTGGCAAGAACAGTGGTACCAGAAAACGTGGTTGCTAAGGATGTAGTAGCGGACGTGGTGGTAGCGAGGACAGTGGTGGCAGAAACAATGGTGGCATTGAGGTCACGTATTCCTAACTCTACATCGGCTACTGCGCCGACATAAGGGACTAGACCTGCTGTACTACCTGAAACTGCTCCTCCCCCGCCACCTGAAGGATTATGTATGTGGACTGTCATGCATTACCTCTGGTCCTCTGCCAGTATGTAACTGTAGTACCTGCAGAACCAGCGATAGCATAATATTCCCCTAACCACATACTTCTGGAACCGCCATCTTCAGTCCATGTACCACTGGCTGTGAGGACGATTCCGTTAGCCGATGTCACAGTAGAAAGCTCAGATAAGAAAGCACTGCTGACACCGATGTTTGATATGATCAAGGAAATTCTGTTAGGGTTCGCTGTAACAATAGTCGCTGCGGTTGAAGTTCCTACAGAAACACTGACACTCATAGTAGTTTCCCTTTTACCTAAGAGTTACGGGTATGTCTTTCGGCTGCCCAAAACCTCCATAGGTATCCTGTCCTTGACCAGACGTATCTGTACCACCTCCCAGTTTCTTTACTTCTTCAATCTTCTTGGGAAGTTCATGTTTTGATACAACTTCTGCCTTTAACTTGAATGCTGCTTCAGATTTCTCTTTATCATAGCCATGTGCTTCGGCATATTCGTCAACATCCTTATAGCCTAGTTGCTTAACCCTCTCGATGATTTGAGGATCTTTGTGGAAATCAATCCCGAAGGTTTCAACACCAGCTTTGAAAAGTTCAAATAAGGCAGCTCTATCTGGTCCCTTATAGATTTCTTTTCCTGTGCCAGCTAAATGCGGAAGTACCGCATATTCCTTAGCTGGGTAAAATACTCCATCTTTACTCACATAATTTGGACTCATTTTTTACTCTCACTTTCTGCCATGTTTACTGGTTTAAGAATTGGTGAAGTAAATTCCGAATTGTTAGTTAACCTTTTTACTTCTTGATAACAAAATTCTCTTTTGTTTTTTTCTCTTAAGTATTTTTTAGGGTATTCTTTAATTAAAAAGTTTGCCCTATCCTTTTTTATAACTAAATATTTTGATACTTTTATTAGAGTCTCTCTTGCATCTTCATTCTGCCACCAAATCCTAAAGAGAATTTTTTTACTAATGGTTGGACTTCTAGGGTTATCTTTTTGTAGAGTTCCTCCAAACTTTTTGATTACCCAATTTATCACTCTAAGGTCAGTATTGCAAATAGACAATTTTAAGATATAATTGGTATAATCATTAAGTACTCCTTTTGTCTTATGACGACTTACCGCAATATTTCCTTCACCATCAATAAATCCTGCTAAGTAAGCACAATCATATTCCGAAAAGAACTCCACTTTTCCTCCTTTCAAGGTTTGTATTTGCTTATACCGATTCAACAAAATGGGAAATGTTGATGCCTTCTATTCCAGCACCAGCAGTTCCTACATAACATCCATCAGGAAATAAGAACCCTTCATGTATATCTTCAACAGTTTGACTGGAAGCTCCAGCGTAGTATCTAAGAAAGGCTGTTCCAGAAGTACTGTTTCCGTTATAGAGAGTTATAGTTGCAGCAGTTCCTACACCTGCCAGTATTGAAATAGCAAATACTCTGACAGGCTGAACGTTGCCCGCATCTCTGCTAGTTCCAACTGCTCCCTCTGTTGTAAGGGTCTTTACTCCCGGTCTTTGGTCAACATAGTCCATAGATTCTCCTAGGTAAGAGAGAGGAGACTTTCGTCTCCTCCCTCCCAGTTGTTTAGTCCAATGACAGGACTATTGGAACAAATGTAGCTGCCGTAGAATTGCCAGCAGCAATACCAACTACAGGAGCGACTGGAGTCAATGCATATGCAGTAGAAGTTAATGTCGATACATTCACTGTCAATAAATCAACTGCGCCAGCTACTTCTGTTGATGCTGTGACCATTCTATGTGCCAGTATCGTTGACTCTCCAGCTAACACACCACAGATACCTTTGGTCTGCACCCAACCGTAATCACCAGCAGTCGTTATCTTGATTAAAGATACGCCTGCGGGGAGGTCTGTTCCAGTTGAAGGAAGGGATGCCTCAAGGTTTGCATATCTGCTACCTGTGATAGTAATGCCTGTTGAAGAGTTCAACCCTGCAAGTAACGGGTCCCAGAGTTGGATTCTAATGTTGCCCGAATCTGGGTTGCCTGTTGCAGTATTGCCTCTGATACGATAGGTGTGAGATGATGCGGAAGGTCCGCTAGACATAGTAATGTAGGAACCAGTATAGGTATCAGTTTTGATACTAGCTAAGGTTACTATCATATACTTTGAACCTAACATATTCGGATACACACCCGGTTGCTCTACTGACATCTGATACGTGCTTGAACTAGCCACTACTGCTGCTTCTTTCAATGTAGTTCCAGACTCACTGACATCTACACTACAGAGTAAACCTGCTGAGTTAATAGCAGCTCCAAAATGGGCATAACGGAAACATGCACCATCTTGGCGTTCAAACTTTGTTCCAATGGCGAACCTTGGATCTACATGCTCTTCGTAGATGTCTACGTCAGCACCGATCTGCGGTACGCCAACTATTGCATTACTGAAATAACTTTTCGCTGTTACAGCCATTGTAATTCTCCTTTATTATGTGTCCTCTCTGCATACAACAACATATCAGAACACGCTCGTTTAACCATTGCCACCTGACAATGCGAATAATGTTCCTGATGTAGCATTAGCTACTGGATTGAAGGTAAAGGTTCCACCAGTGGTTGAGCTAACACTGTGAGATACACTCATCACAAGTGCTGCTTCCCCAGTGGCTGTGCCTGCATAGCTTCTTGCCCACCATGCTAAAACATTAGGTATTCCTGAAGCCCAAGTGGATGCCGTAGTAATGTTGGTAAATTCTACGACATGCATCGTCAGATCGCCCATACTGTGAATCTTGGTGCTTGTAGGGGTTGATGTGTTAGCCATATCGTTATCTCCTTACTTGGGTTTAGGTTACTCCGGTCAACTTAAAATGTCTCCGTCTGTTATTCGTCACCTGATTACCACGCCAGAGGATATATGCTACCTTTACTGTCTGATTGGTAGGTACCACGAAAGGTGTGGTGATCATGTCGGTTTCTGTATCAACTACGAGATTGGTATAGTTTTGGTTAAGACCAAATATCAGACCTGTAGTAATGTTGTTGCCATAGGTGAAAGGTCTGCCTTTGAAAGTTAAGTTGGTCAAACCAGCATTGGCTGATAAGTTACCATTTGCTATTCTTTCTAAAGGAAGTCTGGTCTGTTCAAATTTCTGGAAAATCGTCTTAGTGGAGATGTAGATGGTTGGATTATCTACCTCTGCTGCACTAGAAACGAGGTAATAGGCTGTCGTCATATCTGACAAACCTTGGGTTGCAAATGCGCCAGAGGCTGTGACAGTTGACTGCCAGAATGTGTCAGACGCACCATTCAGCGTACCGAGCGTGCCTGTGTTGACTAATTGTTCTAAGTCAATCAGGTTGTTCGCTTCAGCAATTGAAGTGGAAAGTGCCTGATCCATTCTTGCCTCTATTGCCTTTTCGGATAATTTGATCTTGGTGCCGACTAGATCAATTATCTTGTGTTCTATTCCGCTATTCTGTCTCTCTTCGTCACGAGTGATCTGAATAGGTTCATAGGCGTTCTGCCAACGATATTCTACAAAAGTTGTGGTATGTGGTTGGGTATTGTTTAACACATCCGCACCTAAGTAGAATCCACCAGCGTCCTGTTTCTCCTTGATGAGAACCTCGACGATCGATAGCCCTCCATTTATCATCTTCTTACTACCCGCCTTATTCGCTAACCCTAACATAGTATTAGAGTTATATACATTGTCGGACAATCTTTTCTGATAGTCCGCTAATGAAGTAGTCAGAACTGTAGTATCGTACGTAGACGGTATTCCATATTCATTAGCCATTGTTTAGCTCCTTATGTTCTCTTTGTTAATGTTGCCTGCTTTCGGTTGTAATCGAACACACGGGTAAGAAAGTCTCTGTCGCTCTCACCCTCTTGCGGAACTGGTCTGTCAGAAGAAGTTTGAGTAGTGACTCCATCAATGGTAGTGGAGTTTAACTTATCAGTTACATCTAACTTTTTGTCCTGCAATCCTAGTTGATATGCCCTATTGACTGCATCGTCATAGTCATGCACCTTCCACAGATGTTCTCTTGTAGCCTGCAATTTGCCTGCTAGGAGATCTGCTGTGAGTACATCCATAGCACTTGAGTCATAGTTGGCATACTTTGTTTTTAATTCTGTATCCTGTTGCTTTACTTGTGCTGTATGGTTCTGTTGCTCTAACTGAAGCAGCCTATTGTCCATCTTTTCAATACTGGCTTTTTCAGTATCCGATAGTGCTGACCAATCCTCTTGAGAACCCTGAAAGTTTGAGGGTTTTTGAGTCTGCATATAGGTCTGCGCTGCTTGGACGAAGTTGGGGTCTTTCAATACGCTACTGACTTTGGTTGCATCCCAAGTAGAGAAGTCAGACTGAAGTTTCTCAGCTGCTTTTCTCTGTTCAGCTACTTCACCTGTCTTCTTGAGATAGTCAGTACGCATAGAGTTATAAAATTTAGAAAGAACTGGGTCACTCTTTACTTTATCGTGATCTTCTTTGGTAATGCCAAAGGGATTACCTGCCTCTGGTTCAGGTTCAGGTTGTGGGACTGGTTCTGGTTTGGCTACCTGAGATACACGAGTTACTAAGTCAACCTTCTGTGGTTCTGGTGTTGGCTCTGGTACTGGCGCTGGTTGAGGCTGAGGTTGAGTTGGTGACATTAAATTTGGTTCTGCCATCACGGACTCCTTTCGGTTTGGTCTTTGGTGAGGTAGAGGTCATTGTTTATCATTAAATCCACCTTCTTCTTTGTACGCCTTAGGACACCAATCAGGAAGGGAGAACTTCATCCCTATCTCCTTCATAGCGTCTACGGTTCTGTCAGATAACTTTACATTACCATCTTTGTCTTTGTTCAGCTTGGCGGTTGCTATAACTGCTCTGGCTTTGGGACTGAGACCGTCATAAGGTTTTTTCAGCCTCTCCTGAGCATCCTTTGCCATTTGCTCACCTTGCTCATAGGGTACATATCCACCTCTTGCCATTTCTTCCTTGTACTGACGTTTGGAGGAGATGTGTTTACCTAAAGCTCGGTTGTAGTGTTCCCACTTTTTAACTATGATTTCCATTATACTGCTGACTCCGCTGTTTGTTCATACCATGTAAAGAAGACACTAATATTATTACTATTTGCTGCACTGGTTAATTCATATACATACTTCGTATTTTGCTTAAGTATAAGTTCCTCTTCACTCCTAAATCCACCACCAACTCTTCCACCCACCGATGCACTCCCCGCAGCAAAAGTAGCAAGCAAATCTCCAGTAGTTGTGCCACCTGTCCAATCATCGTGAACAAAAGTACCTGCTGTATTGGCACTGTTACGATCACTATTGTTAGAGGTTAATAATGTGGCACCTGTTCTGTTAGCCCCCTGATAGAGTTTTGCTACTAAGCCTAATCCTCCTACTGTAAGAAAGAGCATGTGAGGATATTTAGTGGTGTTAGGAACAGTTATCAAATAGTTAGCTGTATCACCACTGCCTAAAGTAAAACCTTCGGCTACGAAATAATGATCGCTTATATGAACTTTATGATGTTCAAAGTCAAGAGTAGCAAACGCACGAGTATTTTGGTCTATTATTGCTGCCTGCCAACTCGTTCCATTCCAGCCTAGATTCTGAACCCTACCTAAAGGATTCCCATACTTTTCTTCCGTGTCAAAGATCTCACTCATCTGCCCGCCCAGAACTGCTCTAGCCTAGGATCTGGCTGCAGTTCTTGTATTAGTTCACCTGCTTCTCTAGTAGAGGGAACTTCCACTCCATTCATCATACGAACTATGGCTTGCGGAATGCCCTCTACTTCTACTAATAGTATTGACTCCACCTGATCTGCATTAACCAATCTATCTCCTGAAACCTTCACCAGTCTTGCCATAAGTTATCCTGCCCAGAATTGTTCCTTACCAGACAAACCTGAACCAATAAGTAGAGCATTTAGCTCTGCAATGGTTAAGTCTGCTACAATCTGTTGTCCATCAACAGTAATCAAGATTCTCTCACCACTCTTTGACTTTCTACGCTCAATCTTAGAGATAAACTCTGGATTGACTAAGATTTCTGGTGCTATCTTGATAAACTGCATTACATTCCTCCTGCTCCAAATTGTGTCCCTACCGTATCAATCTTGGGCTGAGACAGGTTTACCTTCTGTCCTGGCGTAGCCTGTTGTTTCTGTTCCTCTTGTAGAAGAGCGCCTTGTATCTGGATAAGTTGGTCTAAGAGGTCAGAAATCTGTCCTGCTTCTTGAAGCAGCTTCTGAATGGAAGTGTAGACTTCCAGCTTGGCTACATGGTCATCACCCTGTTGTGGCGGGAAGGGAACTTCACCACCTTTAATTGCTGCATCAACATTAGCGCGAGCCTCTCTTATCTGCTGTACGCTAACCATACCTTCAGACTCTTCAGGTCTGATGTTACGGAAGATGTCAGAGTCTCTTAGGCGCATACGGATGAGCATTTGCTCTATAACAGGTGAGAAGTTGAACTTATTGCCTTCTTCAGCCAGTTTCTGTATGAATGCTGGATTGTTGAGTCCCTGCATCATCATAACTAGGAGAGTATTAAGCTCTCTAAGCTCTTTTTCTGGATTCTCTGGTAACATAGAGATTACATCAAGCTCTACATCAGTATCTGCTTGGATTTCGTCCTTAGTTGGATTCTGTGACCACTCTAGGTCGAAAGAACCTATGATACGGACTGCATCCTTGTAAGGTAGGAATTGCTTGTTGAGTTGATTAAGGTAGTGGAGGCTCTCTTTGAGGAAATCGGACATAAGATCCTGCCGATATGCGGGTCTAGCACTCCCACCAGCTGCACGGAGCTTAACTGAGGCTGCCGACTCCTCACCCGACTGCAAGAAACCTCTGCGAAGGTCTGATACACCTGATTTGTCATCTAAGTTCTTCTGAATACGCTGATCAATGAGGTAGAGTTCGTTACTGGCACCTCCACTGGGAGAGGCAACAAACATCCTATCACTCGGTTTGCCCTCTTCAAAGGTGATTATTGTGTTCTGACCCTCTCTAATCTTCGTCATATCCTCTTCACTGGTGTTTTCTTTGGTAATTCCAACCCAAACCTTGCTGTTTTCTTGTGCATTACGGATTTGGAGGTTGGTTATGACGTTCTTCTGGTCTGCAATAGAGGAATAGGTGTCAGGATCGGATAAACCGAATAGATTATCGTTGAGTTCGTTAAATTGGAGGATCTTGGAAGGAAAACCTTCTGCTTTGATAGACCAGTCGTTGATCCTGAGTGGATCCCACTGTTCGTCTATCAGGAGGTATATCTTGCCTTTCTTGCCTTCTCTAGCTTCTTTCTTGCTCGGTCTATGGTAGATTTCGTATACTTTGACGAACCTTGACTCCAAAGACTTCTTATATTCTTCATCTGTGTATTCAAAGAGGGCTTTACGGGAAGACCAAAGCCTTGTAGTGTCACTACCGCCTAAAGACTCTGGATTCATCTGAGAACGTACATGTGCGTTAGGTGCCTTGAGTCCTATAGAGGCACTTCCAATCTTTTCACCAAAGCCCATGAAGCCTTTGAGACCTTGATCTACCTTAAGTCTATCATCTTCAACCAAATCAACCAGTGGAACATCAAGTATCCTACCCACCCACTTAGCTTCATCTAAGTTCGCCATATTGACGGCTGGATCGAAGATAAAGCGCATAGGGGAGACTCTCTTGACAAATATCTTCTCATTCTTGATGAAGATTGATTGTTCCTCCGTCATTCCAAAGTCCCCCTTATATCCATGCCAGAGAACGGCGTGCGGGAAGAGAAGTCCGTCCAATAGACACTTCCGGGCTTCCTTCTTGTACTTAATCTCCACTATCATGTAGTTTAGAAGGTCTTCTTGGGTCTTAGCAGAGAGGCGAGAGTCAAGTTGCACTTCTTGCATCTTTCCAGAGACAGGGTCACGCCTTTTGGCTATAAATGTCTTGTTTCTAGGCTTTAGGAAGGCGCGAGGGGTACGGAAGAAGATAGCGGGAAGGTTGTTTTGTACGATAGCATAGACTTCATTGAGTATGATGTCCCAAGACTTACCAAAGTTAGGAATGTAAAGACCGAGGTAACGTTGGATTGCTTCACGCATCATCGGTTCGAGTTCTTCGGTGTTACGAACCGTTGACATCTTAATTTCGTTCTTTAAAGCCCGTAGTTTTTTATCAACAGCAGTAGTCTTAGCCATTTGTCATAAGTTTAGTCACATAACCCCTTAAATGTCAAGGTATATCGTATGAAATCATCTAAAAGACTTCGTAGCAGGTATACCATGACGCCTTCCTTTGCTACCAAAGACGTATTGATCACGCTTAGGTTTCTTTGAATCTATAGACAGTTTACGCCACCACATAAATTCATCATCATAGTCTGGTTCACGCTTGACTTTCTTAGGAATGCCGAGGAGTTGAACAACACCCTGTAATGCATCAGGGAGGTCATCATGGGTTCCACTAGGCACACGCAACAGTTGATACTCCAACTCCCCCATTCCTTGCCTGTGATAAATTGTATGATTGATATAACGTGAAGCAAGACGTGTGGTTATGCGGGTAATCTTGTCTTTGTCCCAGAGTAGGTCTTTAAGGATAAGGTAGTGGTTACGTTTGCGGGCAGCCTGCTTCAACAGCCACCTCATTACCTTTTCGAGCTTGGCTTTCTCCATTCCGATAGGGACTATACCCCCGGTTATGGAGCGTAGACGTTGCTCCCAAGCGTAGAGAGTTTCCTCTAACTCATCTGGTCGTAGTCCTTTCTTGCATAGATAGTGGTCTACTAGGATGTCAGACTGTGGAGTGAGAAAGGCAGGAATTATGGCAGAGAAGTCATGCTCCCTTCTCTCATCCCATGCTAAGTCACAGGCTATGGCTGCCTTACAGTCCGTAAGACTGCCCCTAGCAACCACTTCTGATTCATTTCCAAAGAGGACGTAGTTGAGGTTATCTATCTTCCAGTAGCGGAAGTCATCCTTCTTGAATGCACCTACTCTTCCGGCTACAGGATCATTCTGAATCTCCTTAGCGAAGGTAACGGGGTCTGCAGCTTCTTTGGCTTTAAGTTCCGGCACAGTCCACTTCTCTTCCCAAAGACTCTCCTCACCCTTATCTGTGATGTTAAGTCCGCGATAGCAGAACTTACTGAAGTCAGGATACTGTTCGGGGTCTACCAGCTTCGCCATCTGAGAATCATCGTGGAGGATAGTACCAATGCTGATTACCTGCAGCTTCCTACGCTCACCTGCGAGCAGGAGAACTTGGTCATAGAGATCCTTCAATTCACGCCTGCGTTCTGGGTTACGAACCATTTCATCGTCTTCTATATCGTCTGTGATGATAAGGTCAGGTCTGTAGGCACCAAACTTCTCACCACGAATACTTCCTATTTGATCACGCCCCTTGCAGAGAACGCGGGTCTCAAATCCGTTAGGATGGGCAAAGATTGTATCGCCTTCAGCATCTCGCCTAATCTGCATCCTGTATTCTGCCTTAATCAGAGGAGTATCCTTAATCTCCTTCTTTATGGTGTCAAGTATACCGCAGGACTTAGAGTAGACACTGGTTACAACAATAATGAACCTTTTCTTTTGATAACAGATACGGTGAATAGGGTAGAGGAACGCCATGATGGTCGTTTTACTGCTCTCTCGTGGCGCTGCTATGCCAAGGTAGCGGTAGCGTAAGGCGAACTCCATAATATTGTAGTGAAAGGGGGCAAACTCACTCCTGAAGTGATGTGGACAGTAGATCATTCCCCAAAACAGGGGGTTATCTTCAGTTGCTTGAAAGAGTTTGCTTTTCATTTGGTCTTCTTGTAGAGTCGCATTTCTGGTCTTGGTCTTATGCCTGCTGATCCAATGAATCTAAGATTCTGCTCATCATCCATATAATCGTTCAATGCCTTCATAACTGGTGCGCCATCAGTGTCATGCATAAAGAGTAGACCGTCTTTACGTAGCATAGGAACGAAGCGTTCAAGCTCCCCTTTGGTCTGCTCATAGGTGTGGGAAGTGTCTATAAGCACCACATCAAAGGGTCCTCGTATATCTACCAGAAGCGAATCTCCCGCTACGAAAGTCCACTGTTTATTGCCTTCCCAACAATACCCTGCATCGGGTCTGATGTCTACGCTGGTCAACCTGCCTCCAGTCTCCCTTACCACTTTAAGAAAGCACCAAGTAGAGACACCACAATTACCTACACCTAATTCTAGTATCCTCTTGGCATTTATTAACTTAGAATGGGAATAGAGGAGATTTAGGGCATTATATGTGTCCATCTGATAGATTATCTTTTCTGGAACCCAGTTGTAGTCAAATATCCATCCCGTAGAGTTCTTCCAAAGCCCCGATAAGTTTGTTCCATCCAAGGTCTTTCTTCGCCTTTCTTACATTCTCCTCATAGTATTTGTGGGCATGAGGGTTGTTGAGAAACTTCACCACTTTGTCTGCTAAATCCGACATGCACCATCCTTGCACCATACAATCATACGGCTTCAATGTATCGTGGAACTCTGTATGGTAAGTATCTGTGGCTATTACCCTTTCAGCGTTCAGTATGGTTCCTACCCGAATAGGGAAGCAGGCTTGTTCATTGAACCCATTGCCTGTAGGAAAGAGGATTATGTTGGTGGCTGCCAACCAAAGCGCCATTTGACGCCCCTCATATCTGCGCTGAGGCAGAAAGTGGATTCCAGCGTCTCTGGTCTTAATCTCTCTAACCAACTCTGTGAGTAGCCTCTGCCTATCCCCCCCGAAAGTGTTGCCAAAAGACAACATTAGCCTTGCATCCTTGGCAATCCCCAACTCCTTACGGGCTTCAGATCGTGTAAAGGGTTCAAATTCATTAAAGTTAATGCCATTTATGAGCTTGACTCCGCACCCCGACACTCTACAACTCGAATACTTTCCCAAAAGAAAAGTGGA